GGGACGACGCGATCCATGCCTTCGGCAAGTCGCTCGTGGAGCATTTCGGAGAGGGCAACGTCTTCCACCGCGGCGGCGACGAGTTCGTCGCGCAGCACGTGAGCCCCGAGCAGGCCGATGCGGCCATGGCTGCCGTGCGCGCCGACATGGACAAGTTCCAGGTGAAGGGCAAGGACGTCGGTTCGGGCGAGCGCCGCCAGCAGACCGGCATCGGCCTCAGCTACGGCAAGGGCGAAGACGTCGGCCAGGCGGAGCTGGACCAGTATGCCGACAAGGCCCGGCGCAAGGCCGAGGGCAAGCGCGTGGGTGTTCGGGAGGACGTCGCCCCGGGCGTCGAACCGACGAAGCTGGAGCAGGGCCCGGAACGCGGCTACATCCAGTTCGGCGCCGGTCGGAAGTTCAACATCGGGCTCCTCGACGGAGCCGACCTCTCGACCTTCGTCCACGAGACGGGACACCTCTACACGGAGTTGCTGGGCGACCTCGTGAAGGAGCCCAAGGCCTCCGAGCAGCTCAAGGCGGATTATGCAACCTTGCGTGAATATGCAGGCGCCAAGGGCGACGCGCCGCTGACGACGGAGCAGCACGAGACCCTGGCGCGGTCCCTGGAGGCCTACCTCATGGAGGGGAAGGCCCCGAGCGAGGGGCTGCGGGCCGCGTTCGAGCGCGTGAAGAACTGGATGAAGGTCATTTACCGCAGCGTTTCAGCGCTGAACGTCAACCTCTCTGACGACGTGCGGCAGGTCTTCGGGCGCATCTACGCTTCTGACGCGGAGATCGAGGCGGCCAAGGGCCGGCTCGGGGCCGACTGGCACGTGTTCCGCAGCGCCCAGGAGATGGGTGTCTCCCAGAAGGAGTTCGAGGACTACGTCGCCAACCAGAACCGCTCCGACCGTACCGCGAAGGACGCGCTGCGCCGCGTGCTCGTGGGTGAGTACCAGAAGGAGCAGGAGAAGGCGGCCAAGACGGAGCGCGAGACCCTGCGCCACGAGGTCCAGGACGAGCTGGACGCGCGGCCTGAGTACAAGGCCCTGAAGGCCCTGGCCGAGGGCAAGACGGAGGACGGGCAGCCCCTGAAGCTGAGCCGCCAGGCGATGGTCGACAAGTACGGGGCCGAGGCCATCAAGGCCCTCCCGCGCCGGTTCAGCCGCCTGTGGACGCTGGAGGGCGGCGTGGACCCCGACGCCGCTGCGGAGGTCCTGGGCTTCCGGTCCGGCGACGACCTCGTCCGTGCCCTGCGCGACGCGCCCTCCCGCAACGACGCCGTGAAGGCCGAGGTCGAATCCCGGTTCCGTGAGGCCCACCCCGACCCCATGACGGACGGCAGCCTGCCCGACCGGGCCGTGGAGGCCTCTCACAACGCCGCCCGCGAGGCGACGCTCATGGACGAGCTGCGGGCGCTCCGGCGCCTTCAGGCGACGCGAGAGGCGGCTGTGGAGGCCAAGCGCGCGGCCGACCGGGGCCCGAACGCGAAGCCCCCCACCCAGGCCATGGACGCCCGCAAGATGCTGCGGGCCCTCCCGCCCCAGGAGGCCTTCAAGGCCACGGCGCGGGAGATCATCTCGGAGACCCAAGTCCGCGACCTCGACGCTCGTGGCTACCTCACAGCGCAGCGCAAGGCGGCCCGCGAGGCGTTCGTCGCCGCCGCGAAGGGCGACTTCGGCGCGGCCGCCGAGGCCAAGCAGCGGGAGGTCCTGAGTCACCACCTGTTCCTGGAGGCCCAGAAGGCCAAGGCCGACGTGGAGAAGATCGTGCGCCGCGCGACGGGGCTCCAGGAGACGGAGGCCCAGCGGCGCCTCGCCAAGGCCGGGGGCACCTTCCGCGAGCAGGTCAACGCGCTTCTGGACCGCTACGAGATGGCCCGGGTGCCGCTCGACACGCTCGCCAAGCGCGAGGCCCTGGCCGACTGGGCCGACAAGCAACGGGAGGACGGCTTCGAGCCCGATATCGCCCCGGAGGTCCTCAACGAGGCGCGGCGCATCAACTACCGGCAGGCGCCGGTCGGCGAGCTCCGGGCAGTGGGTGACGCCCTGAAGAACATCACGCACGTCGCACGGCAGCAGTTGGAGATGGTGGTCAACGGCCGCAAGGTGGCGTTCGAGGCCGTTAAGGAATCGCTCAAGGCCTCGGCCCGTGCGGTGGACACCACCAAGGGTGAGCCGCTCTCCGGCACGGAGAAGACGATCCTCAACCGGATCGGCGACGGGCTCGTGGGCGCGGACGCCATGCTGGTAAAGATGGAGCGCGTCTTTCGCGACCTCGACGGCGGTAAGATCGGCCCATGGTCCGATAACCTTTTCCGCCCCATCGCGGAGGGGCAGACAAGGTTCTACGAGCTGAACCGCGACGTGACGATGAAGCTCCGCGAGACGATGAAGGGCCTTCCCAAGGAGGTCAAGAACGGCCTCGCCGACCGCTTCGAGGTCGACGGTTTCGACCAACCGATCAACCGGCGCCAGCTCCTCACCATGGCCATGAACCAAGGCAACGCTGAGAACCAGCGCGTCCTGCGCGAGGGCTACGGCCTGAGCCAGCAGCAAGTCGACAGGGCGATGCATAATCTCTCCCGGCCCGAGGCCGAGTTCGTCGCCAAGGCGTGGCAGGTCCTAGAGACGCTGCGCGAGCCGGCGGGCGACCTTCAGCGCCGGATGACGGGCCTGGAGCCCAAGTGGGTCGACACTCAGCGCTACACCTTCCGGACGAAGGATGGCGACGTGCAGACGGAGGGCGGTTACTTCCCCCTCGTCGCCGACCGCGACCGCACGACCGTGGGCCCGAAGGTCAGCGCCGACGCGCTCCTGGAGAAGGAGTACGTGCGGGCGACCACCTCGCAGGGCTACTTGAAAGAGCGTACGGGCGCCACCTACCCGCTCCTGCTGGACTTCCAGCGCATCCTCTCCTCGCACGTCCTCGGGGTGGTGAAGGACCTCTCCTACCGCGAGGCGGCGACCTCCATCAACAAGATCATGTCCGACCAGACCGTGCGCGAGGCCGTCGACGGCGCCGTAGGGCGATCCTATCGCAAGCAGATCGAGCCCTGGCTCCGCAACGTCCTCAACGACTCCAATGACTCCACGGTGAAGGGGCTGCGGGACTTCTCCACGTGGGTCAACGCCACGCGGCGCAACGTCTCGGCAGCCACCATCGGCTTCCGCATCACCTCCATGCTCACCATCCCGACCGACCTCTTCCGGGCCTGGGAGCCGGGGCGCAGCATGGAGTCGACCACGACGCGCGTGGACACGCGGCACCTCGCCGCCGGGTTCAAGGACTTCCTCTCGAACCCCGTGCAGGCGACGAAGTGGGTGCGTGAGGCCTCGGGCGAGATGCGCTTCCGGCCGCACAACATCGACCGTGACGTGCGCTCGCTCTTCCAGCAGCAGCTCGTGCGCCCGGCGCTCACGGGCAACCCGCTCGACGCGGCGACGGCCTTCCGCAACTACGTCACGACCCGGGCCTATGAGGGCTTCGCGTTCGTCGACACGATGGTGACCATCCCCACTTGGCTCGGGGCCTACCGCCAGGCGATGGAGGCCGGATTGCCCCACGACAAGGCCGTCTTCCAGGCCGACGCCACGGTGCGCCTGTCCATCGTCTCCGAGAACCCTAAGGACCTCGTCGCCCTCCAGCGGAACAACGACCTCTCCAAGCTGCTCACCATGTTCAACGGGTGGGGCTTCTCCACCTACGACCTCATGCGGACCCTGGGGCGCGACGTCAAAGGGCCGGGCACGGCGGCGAAGGCCGCCTTCTACGGCCTCCTGGGCGTCTCCGTCTCCAACATGGCGGCGGCTTACCTCGCTGGGCGCGGGCCCGACAAGGGCGAGAATGTCGGCGAGTGGGCGGCCCGCGAGGCGGTCCTGGGCCCCTTCGACGTCATCCCGGTCGTCAGGGACTTCGCCGACTACGGCGTGGGCCAGCTGACGGGGCGCGGGGGCGACATGCGCTTCAGCCCCGTGCTCACGATGATGGAGAAGGAGGGCAAGGCCCTCGTCGCCCAGGGGAAGGCTCTTCAAGGCGACGAGGACATCGGCGACTACCTGACAGTCACGGGAGAGGCCCTGGGCTACCTCATGGGCATCCCCGGCACGGCGCAAGCAACTTCCATGACAAAATACCTGCGGCGCCTTGCAAGCGGCGACGAGCAGCCCGACAATGCGGCAGTGGCGGTCCTCGATGCTGCCCGCGGCAAACCCAAGGGGAAGTGACCCATGACCCTGACCACGCTGAACATGAAGGTCTCCTACCCGGGCACGGGGGCACAGACCGTCTTCCCCTACGCCTTCCGGGTCTTCAACACGACCGACCTCGTGGTCACGGAGACGGTGACCGCCACCAACGTGACGACAACGCTTGTCCTGAACACGGACTACACCGTTTCGGGCGTGGGGCTCTATGCCGGGGGCAACGTCACGCGCACCGTCGCGACGGCCGTCGGCACCACCATCGAGATCAAGCGCGTCGTGCCGCTCACGCAGCCGACGGACATTCGCAACCAGGGCGCCTTCTTCGCCTCGGTCCACGAGGACGCCTTCGACCGCCTGACGATGATCCAGCAGCAGCAGCAGGACACGGTCGGTCGCGCGCTCACGCTGCCCGACCCTTCCACGGGCATCAGCTCCACGCTCCCCATCCCGGCCGCGAATATGCTCCTTGGATGGGACCCCACGGGCACCTTCATCGTCAACTCGCTCGGGCCCACCACGCCGTTCGACACGGTCGTGCCGCTCATGGATGGTGTCGCAGCGAACGGCACCCGCACGACCATCGTGCGCGGCGACCACGTGCACCCATCCGACACGAGTCGCGCGCCCCTCGCCTCTCCGGCCTTCACTGGCACGCCCACGGCACCGAGCCCGGCCGTCAACACGAACACGACCCAGGTCGAAACGACGGCGGGGATGGTGGCCCAGCTTGCGGCACCCACTCGTAAGGTTCCCGCCGGACTTCCGGCGCTGGCCCTCACACTCGTGGCCATTGATGGGGTTGGACAGATCGACATTTACCCGAACGACGCGATCATGGCCTCGAAGCTTTACGAGCCCGGCCTGTGGAACACGGGCGTATACTATGTGAAACCATCCACTGGCTCCGACTCCAACGCTGGGACCACGGCGGCCGCTCCCTTCGCCACGGTAGACAAGGCCTTCCGAACGGCGGCGGGGAACGCCTCGCGGGTGGTGATGCTGGAGAACGCCGTCATCCCGCCCTTCGACCTGCGCTCTACCGACGCCTCGCAGTCCACGCAGCAGTTCAAGTGGCTCGACGCGAACGGCTACAAGGTGACGATCCGCGTCACGGGGCCCGACCTCACCACGCAGACCTGGGCCCAGGACGGTGTTCAAACGAACTGCTGGCACTCCACGCTCACCGTGTCCGGTTCCCAAGCTCCCAAGCGCATCCTCCGCATGGACCAGCTTGACCGTTATGGCTACTACCAGGAACTCATCAATTATTCCTCGGCGGCGAACCTCAATGCCGCGCCTGGCGATGGGTGGTGGTGGGATGGCACCTCCGTCCTCTGGGTCAAGATCGGCGCGGGCACGAACGTCCAGAACCAGCGGGCCATCCTCAAGGGCCTCTACTGCGACACGAACGGGAACTTTCGCGTTCTCTGTTACGGTTCCTCTCTCGGCATGTCGGGCGTCACGCTGGAGGGCGTCCAGTTCGTTCAGCTGGATCAAAATAGCCGCAGGCCTGAAATCTGGCTGCACCAGTGCCAGTCTTTCTGGGCTGCGGACAAGGGCGCGGACCTCACCACCGCAGGATGGTTCGTGGCGACGGAGTGCCTGTTCTACTCCAGCCGGAACGATTGCGTGAACGCTTTCGCGCCCAGCGCCACGGGTCCGGGGCTCATCCACACGGCACGGTGCAACTTCGTTCGAGCCGGGAACTTCGACATCTTCCCGCTGGACGGCACGATTCAGGGCACCTCGGCCCACGGTGGTTCTTCTCATGTGGGCTGGGCCAACAACTACTTCGAGAACAACGGCCAGCAGGTGGCGGACACCTGCATCAACAGCTCGAACGACATCACCTGGCTCGTGGCCTGTTCCGCGAAGGGTGGCGCTCTCGGGCCCTTGTCGCCGAACTACCTGTTCGGATCGGCCGCCACGAGCGCGAGCCGAAAGGCCTATCTGGACACCTGCGCGTCCTTTGCCCCCGGAAACAATGCGGCAGGCGCAGCCGAGTACGATTTGGAAGTGGACGCCAATGCCACGGCCTACACCTTCAATTCAGCGTTGCCCTACACCACGGGTACCGCTCCGACCACCTATGCCTCTCCCCTGACACCTCCGTGAGGTCCTGATATGCCCACCACACTCCCTCTCACGGTTGCCCAGGTTGCCAATGCGGCGCCGCTGCAATCGCCAGTCTTTTATGGGCCGGTGACCTTTGCGGCGCTCACGCAGAACCGGATTCCCTTCTCCGGTGTGAACGGCGTTCAGCAGGACAGCGCAAACCTGACGTACGTGGTGGGAGTCGGGCTCACGCTTTCAGACACCCTGCTCATCAGCGGCGGAATTAACAGTTCCAACTCAAACCCGCTCCAGTGCATCAACGCCAGCTACCTCTACTGGAAGGACAGCGGGGGTACTTCCAGGCGCATCTTCGGGATGAACTCCGGCAACGTGGTCTACATCGGGGTGATCGACCCCGGGTGGGGTGCGGGCGTCAACGTCCAATCCGGTGGTGCGGTCAACGTCTCCGTCAATGGTGCGTCCGCCGCGTTCATCTCGTGCACCTTCAATGCCGGCGGCAGCACGACCTTCTTCGGGAAGCTGAACACCGTTGCTTCTGCCACCGGCGCCGCGTCACTGAACGTTCCCAACGGCGTGGCCCCCACGAGCCCCGTTCAGGGCGATGTATGGGCCGATGCGAACGGCACAATTAGCTTCAAGGCCAACCTTGCCCCTACTGGATACATTTCCTCGGCGGTCGGCGGCGCGGTGGCCAGCGCCTCCACCATCACGCCCACGGGCCCCGTCTTCCACATCACGGGCGCGGTGGCCATCGCTACGATCAACCTGCCGTGGACCGGCTTCACTGGAACGCTGACGCTCATCCCCGATGGTAATTTCACCACCACCACAGGCGGCAACATCGCCAAGGCCATCACGGCGAATATCGGTCAGGCCATCGCGGCCACTTACGACGGAACGAAATGGCAGTTGTCCTTCTTGTCGGGGGCCACGGCTTTCGTGAACGCCGCTGCACCGACGGCCACGGCAAGTACCACCTCCGTCATGATGGGCATGAACCTCACCGTTACGCCGACCCGTTCGGGAACGCTCGTCATCAGTGGGTCCGGCCAGATGGCGAACGGGACCATCAACGACGGTGCCACCGTGCAGCTCTACTACGGAACCGGCGCAGCCCCCACCAACGGCGCGGCGGTTTCGGGTACGGCCCTGGGCTCTCCGCAGACGCACACGTCGCTCGTGGCTGCCGACACCGCCGGGTGGTCATTCACCATCCCCCTCAGCAACGCCACCATCGGCACGACCTACTGGATCGACGTGGCGCTCAAGGCCGTGACGGGCGGCTCGGCCAGCGTCACAGGCGTCAACCTTGCCGTCGTGGAACTCTGAGGAGCCGACACGTGCAACTCGACCCCAAGGACCCCGCGATCCTCTCCCTCCTCGTTCAGCGGTTCGACGACTTCGGAGAGGAGTTCAGGGACTTCGGCAAGAAGCTCGACGACGTCCTCGCCGTCAGCAAGCGGGTCGAGCTGCACGAGCAGAAGCTCGACGACCATGGCAAGGACATCTCGGGGCAGTTCAAGGCGATCCGCAAGGTCGAGGATTACAACAACAACCTCAAGGGCGGCCTCAAGGTCTTCTATGTCGTCATCAGCCTGTTCTCGGGCATCATGATCACGACGGGGGCCCTCATGTTCACCGCCTACAACAACGGCGCGGTCACGCGTCAGGAACTGGTCGATCTCAAGGCCGAGGTTGACGCCTTCATAGGAGCACGCAAATGAGCGACAGCAGGTTCTTCCCCATCGACCATCCCGAGGCCAAGGGCCCGGATGCCCACATCATCCCGGCCTCCGTCGGACTCGCCATGCGGGCGGTCCAACACGCCGGGGCGCCCGAGTGGAAGTCCGTGGCCTTCCGCGGCGAGGCCCTCATGGACCTCCTGACGCAGGAGGGGGCCATGGGCATCCGGCTCTACGCCGGCCACGACGGCGACCACGCGACGCTGGTGGCCTTTGCCGTGGATGCTCAAGGCAACGACCTCGTCGGCCCCAACGCCATCGCCGTCGAGAACGGTGAACGGTGCCCGCCGTTCTGCTGATGGCCGCGCTCGCCCGCGTCGGGGACCTCCTCGCCCTGCTGGGGTTCTGCCTCGGCGCTGGGCTCTGGGGCTCCATCGACCGGCCCCGGCGGCTGATGACCCTGTTCCTGGGGGCCTCGGCCGCATGCGGGTTGGGCCAGGCGGCGTTGAAGGAAGCGGGGCTCGGCACGGGGGCCTTCGGCAACCTATGGGACCTGTCCCTCCTCCTGCTCCTGCTCCCGGCCCTCCAGTCCGGGATGCGGCATCACCTGCGCACGACCATCGAGCCGCTGCGCTGGGTCGCCGTCGCCGTCTGGTGCACCTTGTGCCTGGCACTCGGGCGGCTTCCGGAGTTCAACGACGCGGCGAGCATCGGCTACTACGGCCTCGTCGCGGCCTGCGGCGCGTTCCTCGTGTTCCAGTGCGTGGACGGCACGGGGCCGCTGCTCCGCGAGCGCTGCTTCGTCTGGGGGTCCACGATCCTCACGATGGGGTGCTTGGACGCCCTGACGACGCTGGCGATCAGCCGCCCCGGCGTGCTGCCCGACATGACCCTGATCCGGCTGATGGTGGCCCGCAACGCCGCGTGGTGCGGCGCCTATGGGTTTTTGGCCTATTCTTTGATCCTAAGAGGGAGGTCCCGTGAATCTGAGCGAGCACTTCACGGTCGAGGAGATGACGTTCAGCGAGACGGCCCTACGACACGGACTCGACAACTCGCCGCCCGACTCCGCGGTGGAGAACCTGAAACGGCTTTGCGCTGAGCTGTTGGAGCCCGCGCGCGCTCTCCTGGGCGACGTGCCGTTCCACGTGACCTCCGGCTACCGGGCGCTGCCCGTGAACGCGCTGGTCGGCGGCGTCTCGAACTCGGCCCACCTCACCGGTCGCGCCTGCGACTTCATCCCCCAGGGCCCGGACCTCCGCGCGGCGTTCGACCTGATCCGGCAGTCCGAGCTGCCCTACGACCAGGTCATCTACGAGTGCGCGGCCTGGATTCACCTGGCCGTCGCCGCCGACGGCGTGCCCATTCGGCGCCAGGCGCTGGCCGCCGTGCGCGGGGCCGACGGCCGTTTCAGCTATCAGGCGGTCTCGTGATCACGCTCAAGATGACCCTGAAGTCCTTCTGCCTCTACTGGCCGCTCTGGGCCTTCTGCGTCGCCGTCGGGCTCCTCCTGTTCAAGGTGCAGGTGTGAGGGCCCTCCTTCAGGCGATTGAGGACTACTGCAAAGCGGGCACCGGGCGCTCCATGGCCCGCGCCCTCGGGGCCGTCCTCGTCATCTCCGTCGCCGCCGCCATCGACTACCTGGCCTTCGCCAAGGGCATCTTCAACGCCTCCGAGGCCGTGGCCGTGGGATCCATCACCTCCATGCTCGGCGCCGTGTGGTGGAAGTCCAAGTCCGTCAACAACCCTCCCAACCCAGGAGCACCCTCATGAGAACTTTCTGGTTCGCCCTCGGCTTCATCACCTGCGCCGCCCTGACCTACGGCTTCTTGGCCCTGTACAAGAAGCTCACCGGCAAGGCGTTCTGAGTGTCGCCGTTCCGCAAGCTCGCGATCTACCTGGGGCTCGGTCTCGCCTACACGGGCGTCATCTTCTACCTCGGCGCGGGCCACGGGCAGCGCGCGGCATCGGCCAAGGCCGCAACGGCCCAGACGCAGTCGGACCAGCACGAGGGAATCGCCAAGAGCCTCGCCGTTCAGGCGACGGCCAAAGATCAGCAGGCAGCCGCGAACCAGGCGGCAGTCAACGATGCGGACGCACGAGTGGCATCTGCCAAACGGGACCTAGCTCGCCTCAAGGCTGCGCTGCTGGTCAAGGGTCCCGTCTCCCTCGCGCAGCCTGAAGCGGGGCCGGATCGTCCGGCTCGACCCTTGGAAGGGGTGGAACCGCTTCAGGCTGTCGTGACCCAACAGGACACGGTGATCAAGGCCCAGGACCAGGAAATCGCCGCGCTCAAGCTCCAGGTCTCGATTGAGCATGCCGCCGCCGTTCAGTGGCACCAGGCCTACGATGAGTCGCAGCGGGCGCTGGCCATGCAGAAGATCGCCTCCGACGCGGCCGTTCACGCCGAGCACTCCCATGGTGTCCGGGCCCAACTGGTGCGCGGGCTGGAGGGGCTGGCTCTCGGCTATGCGGCCGGGCGCCTCCAGCGCTAGAGCCTGCCCTCGCGGTAGAGTTCCGAGCCCATGTTCTTCAGGGCGTAGGCCGCCTGGTCCTTGGACTGAAACGGCCCGCGGATGAGCTGCTCGCCCTGGGGGTCGGCCCACCAGCCGCGGCTGTTCCGCCACACATACCCTAACTTGCGAACCTTGCCCGCTCCCATGTCGTCAATCACGGAATGAGCTTGGATGGGATCGTTTTCGTTGATCAGGAGCAACCTAACCATGGCGGACCTCTGAGAGGGGGTGGAAAATGAACTGAAGGAGAGTGAGGGCGATGCCGTCGACCGTGGCGCAGTAGACGCCCGGGGACTCGTCGCAGATGCGGGGGTCCCGGAGGGAGTAGCGCTCGCCGCCCGGCGTGGAGTGCCTGGCGACCAGGAGGTAGGATGCCCCCGTGGCGGCGCAGCGGCGGCAGAAGGCCCGCTGGGAGGGCCGCAGGCGGGGCGCCATGGGGCCGTGCACGTCCTTCAGCTCCACGAGCCCCGTGGCGCCGTTCCAGACGACCAGGAGGTCCGCGAGCCCGCGCGTGGTGGCGCGGCTCTCCACCGGCACGGCCAAGGCGCCGTGGAGTTCGAGGTGCTTGACGAGGTCGGAGCGGAAGGCATGCTCCGTGTGCCTCACGTGTCTGAACATGAGTCCTCCAGGAAGAGTGAGCGCGGGTCGTTCATGATGACCTCCGACAGCTTCCGCTTCTCCCGCAGCGCGCGGATGATCTTGCCGTCGATGGTGCTCTTGGCCTCGAAGTCCGTGACGAGCATGCCGACCGTCGCGGCGGCGTCGAAGCCTCGGTCTTCGGACTGGGTGCGGTTGATGAGGTTGTAGTCGTTGGAGTAGTAGATGACCTCCTCGGCCCGGGACATGGTGAGCCCCACGCCGCCGACCTGGGGCGTCCCGACGATGTACTGCCGCTCGCCGGCCTGGAAGCGCTTGAGGCTGTCCATGCGCTCGGCCAGCGGCACGGAGCCATCGAACCGGAAGCAGCGGTCGCCGAGCAAGGCGCAGACGCGATCGACGTCGCGGACGAATCGGCACCACACGAGCCGCGGGTGGTCCTCGGAGTCGAGGTAGTCGAGGAGGGCCTTGAGCCCCGCGCACTCGCCCGCGAGGTCCTTGCCGGTGAGCGGGTCGATGCCGCGCGCCACCTGTTGGAGGCGAAGCACCCGGACCGTCGCCTGCTCCAGCACCAGCTTGTCAGCCCCCTCCTGCCCCACCAGCTCGTCCAGGACCTCCAGGGCCTCGCGGCGCACGGCGTCGTAGAGGCGCCGGTGCTCCGGGCTCAGCTCGAAGGTGAACCGCTTGTAAACGTTGGGCGGCACGTCGAAACACTCCGAGCGCCGGGCCCGCATGAACCAGGGCTCCATGCGCCGGGCCAGCTCGTCGAGGTGGTGGTAGCCCTTGATCTGCCGGTTCTCGAAGCCGCCCATGACGCAGTAGGAGGCGCGGAAGGCCCACCAGCTCTTATAGCCCAGGCAGCCGGGCTTCAGGAACTCGAACTGGGTGTAGAGGTCCTCGGCCCCGTTGCCGGTCCAGGTGCCGCTCAGGGCCGCGCGCCGGACGGCCAACGGCGCCACGGCCAGGACGTACTTGGTGCGCTCGGCCTTGGGGTTCTTCAGCAGGTGGCTCTCGTCGGCCACGAGAAAGCAGCGTCGGGTCTTGAGCCAGAACTCAAGCAAGGAGCGTGCCTTTGAACTGGCCAGCCCGTCCACGTTCAGGCACAGGACTTGCAAGTGCTCCGTCGTGGGCCGGGGGCGCAGGGCGTCGAGCTTGGCCTTGGGCAGCGTCGCCCGGTAGGTGAAGGTCTCGTGAGGCACACCGCAGTGGGCGGGCAGCTCGTTCAGGGCCCAGTTCTCGTGGACGCTGTTGGGGGCGAGGACCACCAGGGCGTCGATGGTGCCGTCGGCCCAGAGCTTCCCGGCGACGTCGATGACCACCTTGCTCTTGCCCAGGCGCGGGTCGTACCCGAGCCCGAGGGCCTCGGTGCCCAGCATCCGGTCGAAGGCCCTCTGTTGGTGGGCCCACGGCGCGGTCTTCATTCGGAACTCACGGGCGACGGCGACCTCGCTCACAGGACCTCCTGGAGGTAGAAGCGCCCGTCCTTGTCGAAGTGGCTCACGGCCAGCACGCAGGGCATGCCTACCACCAGCTCCTTGACCTGGGGCTCCAGCCGCGAGACGAGCTTGCCCGAGACGCGCACCTCGACCTCCGCCTCGTCGTCCACGAGCTTCAAGACCCAGGACCGCTCGCGGCCGGGCTTGGCCGCGCCGTACTTCTTCACCGCCTTCGGGGTGGTCCAGTCGAGGCACTTGGCCTCGGCCAGGCGCCCGGCGACGAGGCCGCCGCGCAGCTCCCGCATGCGGGTCACGGTGAGGGCCCGGGCCTCAGCGCGCAGGATGTCCAGGTCGCCGAACCGCTCGTCGTAAACGGTCAGGCCCTCGATGAGCTTCAGTTGAAGGTCAGTCAGCGCGCCGCGCCGACGGCGGTCCATGAGGTCCCGGGCCCGTTTCTCCCCGACGCCGGGCAGGTTCTGCCAGCCGCCGATGAGGTGCCCAGGCTCCCAGCGCCAGGCGAGGTCGGCCGTCGCGGGGTCGAAGAGGGTGACGGTCAGCCCCGCGCCGCGGGCCTCGCGGATGAGGGTGAGCCCGTCCTCGACATCGCGCGCACGGTTGAGCGCTGCCGCGTAGAAGGCCTCCGGGTACTGGGCCTTGAGGTGTGAGCACCAGCAGGAGACGAGGGCGTAGGCGACGGCGTGCGCCTTGTTGAAGAGGTAAGCGCCGCAGCCGACCAGCGCCTCCCAGGTCTCGACCAGCTCCTCGGGCCCGTGGCCCTTGGCGAGCCCCCGGTCCAGGAACTCCCGTTCGAAGGCCTCCATGCCGCCGCGCCCTTGGCTCTTGGCCATCGCCTTGCGGACCCTGGCGACCGTCGGCCAATCGAACCCCAGCTCGCGGAAGAGGCCCATGACCTGCTCCTGGTAGACCAGGAGCCCGTCGGCGTCGGCCGTCGCGCGGGCCAACAGCGGCAGGTGGGACCACATCGGGGAGGTCGCGACGCGGCTCCCCTTGCGGATGCGCTTCAGCTCCTCGCCCGTGCCCGCCTGGAGCGGGCCGGGCCGGGCCACGGCCGTGAGCAGCGCGACGTCGTCGAAGCCGCTGGGGGGCGCCTGGGCCGTCAAGCCCTTGAGCGCACCGCCCTCGAACTGGAAGACCCCGGCGAGGCGCCCTTCGCGCAGGGGCAGGAGGTCGGCCTCGGTGATCGCCTGCGGCCCGGGCAAGGACTCCCAGTCGACGCCCGCACTGCGGCAGGAGGCGTCCAGGACCGACAGGGTGCGGAGCCCCAGGCAGTCGAGCTTGAGGAGCCCGAGGGCCTCCACGTCGTGCAGGTCGGCCTCGGCCACCCCGTCGACCGTTCGGGCGTAGCGGGCCAGCGCGTCGGGCGCCACCACGACGCCGGCCGCGTGCTTGCCGTGGGCGCTGACCGTCCCCTCCAGCTTGCAACAGGCGAGGACCTCGGGGTCGGAGATCCCGGCGTGGGCCAGGGCCTGGGCCAGCGTGTCGGGCGAGCCCTCCTCCCCGGCGAGGCGCACCTCGACGGACTCCGAGACGGCCTTCAGCTCGGGCGTGAGCGGTAGCTTGAGGGCGCGGAGCCCGTCGGCCAGGGCGGCGCGGCCGCCACGGCGCAGCGTGGACCCCACGCGGGCGACACGCTCCTCGCCGTACTCGGCGACCAGGTGGGCGATCACCTCGTCGCGCCGGTCCTCCTGGAAGTCCAGGTCCACGTCCGGCAGGTCCGGCCGGGAGGGGTCGAGGAACCGCTCGAAGAGGAGGCCGTGCGGCAGCGGGTCGATCTCCGTGATGCCGAGGGCCCAGCAGAGCAGGGAGCCGCAGGCCGACCCGCGGCCCGGGCCGACCCGGATGCCCTGGGCCTTGGCCCAGAGGACTGCCTCGGACACCACCTCGAAGTAGCCCTGGAAGCCCCGCTCTTGCACCAGGTCCAGCTCGCGCTGGAGGCGGGGGTCGTAGTTGAGGGAGTCTCGGCCCGCAAGGCGATGACGGAGCGCCCGCTCGGCCAGCTCGCGGAACGCCTCAGGTTCTTCAGACGGTTGGGGCGAAGCAGCGACGGACAGCCGAACGCCGAAGCAAAGGCGCGCCACCTTGGCCGCGTTGGTGATCAGCTCGTCGCCTGTGTTGGGGTGGTAGTTCAAGAACTCAGCGTCGGAGAGGAGGTGGGTCGGGAGGTGGTTGCCGACGGAGCCGCTGCTCAGCTGCTGGAGCGCCGCTTGGGAGGGGAGGACGCACTTCGCGCGGCTGACGGCCACGCAGTATTCCAGATCGGCACCCTCGATCTCCTCGCGCGGCGAGGCGGGGTCGACCATCCAGAACTGGTAGGGATGGTGCCGAAGGCCGAGCGCGTTGTGGTCGCGGTTCCAGGGCAGCAGCACGATGCAACCGTCGAGGTCGCCGCGGTAGAGCGGCTCCAGGTTCGTGTGGTTGCCGTGAGCCAGCAGCACGACGCCGTCGGGCCGCGCCAGTCCGAAGATCGGTTCCATGCTGGCGGCGAGGCACGCCTTCTGAAAGGCCACGTGCCCGAAGGCCGTGGCGTCGGTGAGGGCAACGGTGCCGGAGGGCCTGCCGACTCCCACGAGGTCCTCAACGGTGCCCGCGCCGCGACGGCCGGAGTGCTCGGTGACGGCTCGTAGCTGGATCACTTGAGGCCTCCCTGCGGGATGGTGGTGGCGAGCATGATGAAGACCTCGATGCCCGCGCACCAGACGGCCATCGCGAGGGTAAAGGCGATCAGGACCTTGATGAGCTTGAGCCACTTCATGGCGCTTCCTCCTCGACGACCTTGTGGCGGGTGGCGACCTTGCAGTCGTGACAGAGCTTGCCCTCCCACGGCAGGGCGCCGCAGCGGGGGCAGAGGCCCAAGGACTCGCGGGCGTGGTAGCGGTCGCGCTTGGCGGCGTTGCGCTCCTCGCGCCGCTCGCGGTTCCAGTTGCGGTGGTAGCCGGTGCGTTTGAGGGTCATGGTGAAACCTTCTTGGGGGCCGGAGCGTGGAGGACCGCGTCGCACCACTTCTTGCTCTCCATGTTGCCGCAGGTGGTGCAGTGGTAGACCAACGTCCCGAAGGCCGCACGGAGATCATGGGTAGTGGTCTTGCCGCACGGGCCGCAGGTGAAGTCGGACTGGCTGCCCTTGGGGATGCCCGCCCATTCGGGAACGGATTTCGTCATTTGCTAAGCTCCTTCCACACGCGGCGCAGGGACTCCACGTCGGCCGCCGCGTCGTGCGCCGTCTCCGGCTTGACGCCCAGCAGCTTCTCGTGGAGGTCCACGAGCTTGAAGCGCGTCCCGAAGCGGTCCTCGCCCACGAGCATGGGGTCGATGACGCTAGAGCAGTTCGGCCCGACTGTGCCGTATCTGGTCGCGGCGTGGGCGAGGACCGTCAGGTCGAACCCGGCGTTGTAGGCGCAGCCCGTGGAACCGCAAAGGAGCCAGAGGAGTTCCGTCACCAGTCCCCTCTCCGACTGTTTGCCGTGCACCATCGCGTCCGTGATCCCGTGGATGCGGCTCGCCTCCTTGGGGATCGAGACGCCGGGGTCGCACAGCTGAACGCGCACCGGCCCATCGTCGACAGCCCACGCGGCCTGGACGATGCGTGGCTGCCGGGCCTGGTCGGCCTGCGGCGGCAGCAGGAGGCCCGTGGTCTCCAGGTCGAAGTAGATCACGGCGTCACCTCGCGCGCGGCCTTCCGCAGGAAGTCTCTCGCCAGGGCCGCGTTGGCCGGCGAGTTCCAGAACGGGCTCGCGCCCGAGGGGTGGGGGAAGATGGCAAACGGTGGACAACGCCCGTGCCAAACGAGCATTGGTTTTTTCGAACTGATGCCGAACTCTTTCACCACTTCCTTGCCTAAGAAAAGAACCGGCCGTTTTTCATATTCCAATTCGAGGAAGAATTCGGCGCGCTGGGTATAAATGGGAAGTGCCACACAGTCAAACCGCTCCCGGAACTGGGCGAGGTCCATCCCCGCTAGCTCCAGCAGCCGACGGCCGGTGGCTGAGGGGAAGAGCGGCGCACAGCCGCCCCTCCCCGGCGCTTGGCCGACGATGACGATTCGAGAGGTCACTCCTCCGCCTCGCCGTGGGCCGCCGACGCGCGGCCGCCCTGCACCACCTCGCGGAAGGCCTTGGCGGCCTCGTAGGCGCGCTGACCGTCAGGCAGTTCCACCGTGCGGCCGCCGGGCTCGACGACCCACGTGTCCCAGTCCTGACCCTTCTTGTTGCTGGTGCCGACAGTGGTCAGCTTGAACCAGCGCCAGTAGGGCGGGACCTGCCGCGGGCCGCTCTTCGTCTGCTCGCGGTAGGTGCTGAGGTAGGTCCCCAGCTGCTTGGACGCCCGGAAGGCGGACTTCGCCATGGAGATCACGACGGGGGTGATGCCGTCCTCCTTGACGAGGAGCCCGTAGTAGGTCCCGGTCTCCACCACCTCGTGGCCGTCGGCCGTCATGCGGCGCCCCTTGTCGTCTGGCGCGAGTCGGTTGAACTCGGCCTCGTCGGTCACGCGCACGAACCCGCCCCCCGCGTCCTGGGGGATGAAGACGGGGTACTCGCGGCGGTAGGCCGACGGGACGAAGGTGACGCCCTTGCGGCCCTCGAATACCTCCTTCGTGCTGGTGAGCACCAGGTCGCCGCGCGTGGCGCCCTCGACGAACTGAGGCTTGTCCTTCTTCAGCGCGGCGCTGAGCGCCTGGACGATGGCGAGGCGGGGAACGATCTGGTCCTTCTGGTCGAAGTCGCCCTGCCCCTCCTCCAGCGGGACGGAGGCGAGGAGCGCCTCGGTATCTGCGGTGTGCAGTTCCTGGTTCTTCTTCTCGTTCACTTCGTGCTTGGTCATGGCTCTTCCTTCTCTCGTGGGGACCGCGAGATGCGGCCTGGGTTTAGACGCGCGTGACCTTGACCTTGGTCACGGGCTCGGTCTTGGCGACCATCTTGTAGACGTGGAACTCCACGCCGTGGGTCTCGGCGGCGCGAGACGCCATCCGCTTCGCCTCGTTGATCGTGACGCCGGAGAGGAACTCCTGCTTCTCGCCGTCCCCGCTGACGAGCAGGTAGGGGCTTGTCTTGAGGTGCCGCTCGGGCTTCTTGCTGTTCTCGTGCTGGGCCATGGGGCCTCCGGGAAAGGGCGCGTCGGCGCCCGGGTGGGACTACTTGATCTTGACGGACCGCTGGAGCGCGACGCCGAGGGCCTCCAGCGGCAACGCCGCCCCGGCCTCCAGCTGCTCGCGCACGAAGGCGGAGAGGGTATTGGCGTTGACGGTCTCCGTCAGCTCGGCGTCGAAGCCCTGGTCGTGGAGGGCACGGGCAATCTCCTCCGCGCGGTCCAGCTCCCCGCGGCCGAAGCCCAGGCTCAGCTCCGTCTTGAGCAGGCCGTCGTGCCCGTTGTCCACGAGCCACTTGATCGCCTCCTCGCGCCGGGCGAGCATCGCCTCGCGGCGCAGGGGATCGCGCTCCCGGGAAATCCCCGACGGCGACGGGATGGAGGCCCGCACCGTGGAGGTGGTCGTCAGCTCGCGCCCGTCGTCCAGGTGCAGCCCGGCCAGGCCCTCGGCCTCCAGCAGCTCCGGCACCTCGCGCTCCGAGAGCCGGGCCTCGTCGGCCTCCAGCCCCCGCACGCGGGCTCGCGCCACCTCCAGCTCGGCCTGAACGGCCAGCAGCTCGTGAACCTTTTCCATGATGACTTGAAGTGACAAGGGATTCTCCTGCGTGTCGAGTGAAGTTTAGGTTTGAATTGAAGGCCTGTCAAGGCCCGATGGGGTCCCAACTGACGCGGACCCCCGCGACGTCCTCGAAGGCGCGGCGCACGTCGGCCAGCGGCGGCAGGATGAAGACCTCCTCGGGCCGGGTCTGGAGGCCGCCCGTGCCGTCCTTCACGGCCTGGGGCAGTGGGAGGCGCGCGGCGCGGTCGGCGTTCACCTTCATGAAGACCTGCCGGAGCGAGTCACGGGTGCGGGCGGGCGTGTTGGCCCTTTGCAGGGTGCCGTTGGAGCGGCACACGCGGACGAGGAACTCGGCCAGCTGCTGCTGGCGCACGGCGCAGCCCGTGGGCCAGCCGTCGGCCGTCTGCACCTCACGGGCCAGCACCCAGGGGGCGTTGCGGCCGCCCCGCTCCGTCCCCTTCTGGAACAGCTCCACCTCCCAGAAGGTGGGTACCGTCAGCCAGTCCTTGAGGGCCAGGAGCCCCGGGTGCTGGGTCAGGAGGTACTGTTGACGGAGGGCCGTGGTCTTGGGGATGGCCGAGGGCCGGAAGCCCGCGAGGTCCCTGGCCAAGAGCCACGCGCAGAAGGCGGAGAGGCCCCCGTTCTCCAACTCCTCGAAGTAGCCGTCGAAGTATTCCACGTCGCCGCGACGCCGGTCAGAACACTCCAGGACGAAGTAGCGGCGCTCGTCGGCCGTCACGTTCACGAGGGCATCCCGGTTTCCATAGACGATGAAGTCGGCATGGTTCTTGACCATGATCGCGTCCTTGCCCTTGCCCTCCATCGTCACCGTGTCCTGGGTGATGTAGTGCTTGAGCTTCTCCTCCACGTCATGGCCGAGGAGGTTGGACTCGTCCATGACGATGAGGCACTTGTCGGCCATGAAGGAGTTGAAGGTCTTCTCGAACTTCCGCGTGTCGTCCAGGACGAACGCGCAGCGCGTCCCGATGATCCGCACGAACGCCTCGAAGAAGGCGTCCTTGCCCGTGCCCTTCAGGCCCCGGACCACCACGGCCGTCTTGAGCTTCTTGCCAGGTCGTTGCAACTTCCACGCCATCCAGTTCGCGAGGTAGTCGAAGCAGTCCTGGTCCCCGTCGCAGATGACGTCGAGCGCGTGGCGCAGGATGGCGCCGCACCGGGCCTCGGGGTGGGGCAGCGGGTCAGGCTGGACGGCGAACCCTTGGAAGAGGTTGAAGTAGCCGTCGCGGTGGTCCTGGGAGCCGTAGTCGAAGCGGAAGCCGTTGGGGTAGTGCCGGTGCTTCGGGGACTCCAGCCAGAACTTGCCGAGGGGCTTGCGCTTCTCCACCGGCTGGCCTGCGTCGTCGCGGCCCTTGTAGGGGACCCACTCCTGGAAGCGGGCGCAGAAGGCCTTCTCCGAGTAGAGCTGGATGCCGGGCATGTCCTGGGGCACCCAGCCGTCGACCTCGCGCTGGGGGACGATGCGCGCCACGCGGATGGCCCCCTGGACCGGCACCGTGAAGAACTCCTGGTTGAGGCGGTCGACCTCGTTCATCTGCCAGCCCGCGGCGCGGGCCAGGTGGATGATGGTGCCCGCCGACACACGGCCCGGGTCGAAGGACCGCCAGTTCTTCCTCGCGTCGGCCTCGTCCCACTTCTCCGGGCACCGCTTCGACCACGCCTCCCACAGCGCCCAGCCCGCCTCGGCGTTGCCGTCGCGGTTGAGGGCCCAGGTCTTCAGAGCCGAGCCCACGCGGAACCAGACCTCCCTGTCGGAAGGGTCAACGAAGCCGAGCGCGGAGGCCAGGACCTCGTCGGAGGTGGAGGCGATGGCGCGCGGGTCTTCGTCCACGGCGACGTCCGCCGCCGACAGCTCGAGCTGGACCTCCCGCAGCTCCTGCTCGTCCCAGTCCCAGACGAAGGAGTCCATGTCGGACTCCCCGTCCACCCCGTCGCTCGGGAGCATCTGGGGGATCGAGTGGGAGAACTCAGCGTGGCCGTCGAGGCCGCGCTCGTCGTGGGCCGCGAAGTACACGCGCTTCGGCTCGGCGCAGGTGGCGTCGATGGCGCCTGTCGCCCACTCGCGCTCGAAGCCCAAGGAGCGGGCGTAGAGCCGCACCAGGGCCGCATAGCGGGAGGGCTCCACGGGCCGGGCAAGGACCGACACCACGCGGCGCTTGAGCCAGAGGGCCGTCGCCGAGTAGGTGAGATAGTCGAGGCAGGGGATGCCCGAGGCCAGGAGCCGGGCGACGAAGGGCCCGTCCTCCAGGTAGCCCTCGTGCTTCCTCTTGGAGCGCTTCCCCGTGTCGGGGTCCTTGACCGTCTGCACCCAGTCGAAGTCGAGGACCACTGCCCACATGGCCGTCGGCTGGTTGGAGCCCTGGCGGCCGCCCTCGGGCCACCCGGCGGGCGAGACCAGCGGCAGGGACTCCTTGTCGCCCGGCACGCGCGGGGGGCACGGGCCCCACGAGGTGACGAACTCCCGCACGGTGCCCTTCTTGTGCACCGCCTGCGAGGGGCGCGTCAGCTCGGGGAACTCGGTCCAGATCAAGCCTTCGGGCACGCGCGCTCCTTGAGGTACCGTGTCTTCAGAAAGGGCCACTTGTCAAAGTCTCTTTGGCGAATGAGCGCCACGAGGCGAAGCCGGGCCAGCTCGCGCGGGATGCGCGGCAGGGACCAGTAGTACGGCGGCAACGGCATCAGTGAACCGTGCCGTTCACGATGCGGGGCTTGAGGAACTCCGCGGCGTCGGCCTCCGACGGGCGGTGCAGCTCCAGGACCACCAGGGGCTCGCCGGGCGCGAGGCGCGTGACGGAGCAGGTGAGGCTGGGGCGAAGTTCCGCCTGGTCCGGGTACAACGGGTGCTCGATGTAGGTCATCTTGACGTCGGAGAAGAGGCACAGGGCCATCTTCTCGTCCTCCGTCAGTTCCTTCGGCTCGCGCGTGAGGGCGAGCTTCAGCAGCCCCGCGTAGTGGCGCACCAGCTGCTCGTGGGGCGAGAGGGTGGGGTGGGAGATCAGGATTTTGGGCACTGGATTTCCTTTGGAGGAGCGTCTGAATCCCACTTGGAGGTGACGAGCGCCTTGTTGCAGTCGGTGCATCGCGTCTGTTGAACGAACGCTAGATAGATCGGGTAGGGCTCGCTCCACTTGCCCCAGTTATGAATGCCGAACCTGCATGAGAGTTTCACGGCTCTTGCTCCTTGTCGCGCAGTCCGGGCAGATTGGCGATTGGGGCCAGCCGGATCAGCTCCAGTAATTTGTCCCGCTGCTTGATTGTCACGGCGGCCCTGGCGGCCCAGGCGTCCCTGGCGGCCCTGGCGGCCCAGGCGGCCCAGGCGGCCCAGGCGGCCCTGGCGGCCCTGGCGGCCCAGGCGGCCCAGGCGCCCCTGGCGGCCCAGGCGGCCCAGGCGTCCCTGGCGGCCCAGGCGGCCCAGGCGGCCCAGGCGTCCCTGGCGTCCCTGGCGTCCCTGGCGGCCCTGGCGGCCCAGGCGGCCCTGGCGGCCCAGGCGTCCCTGGCGGCCCTGGCGGGCCCGGCGGCCCAGGCGTCCCTGGCGTCCCTGGCGGCCCTGGCGGCCCTGGCGGCCCTGGCGTCCCAGGCGGCCCCGGCGGCCCTGGCGGCCCAGGCGCCCCTGGCGTCCCAGGCGGCCATGGCGGCCATGGCGGCTTGTTCCCACTCCTCCCCACTGGGCTCATCACCCCGCGAGGCTCTGCAAAAAAGCTCGCCCATCGCAGTGACATAGGGCTCCCTAGAAATGGCCACGAGCCCGTCACTAGGATCGGCCAGCATCCAGGCGCACCACCCATCGAATACGCGGGATAGATCCGCGCCCTCGGGCACCGCCTCGAAGAGCATTACCGGGAAATCCTTGGCATCCTGCTCTGGCAGCCCCTCGAAGATGTCGTCCGCGAGCCACGCCACACGCCACGGGATACCAAACTCGGTCTCGAAGGCGTCGTGGTCGCCGTGAGTCGCGCAGCCCACGAGGCAAGCCTTGAATGTCCCATCCTGGTCGCGACCGTAGGTGCCCTGGATGATGTGGTCCAGACGGCGATGCTCCTGCATCATGGCCACCGCCTGCGCCTTGGTCTGTCGGGTATTTGTGAATGCGAGCATTATGAGTTCTCCTTGGGTTCGGGCAGTCCGGCGGCGCGGTCGAACATCGAGTTAAGGCGGCCGCCAGCGGCCTTGAGATACTGGCTCATGGGGAGCGTTGGGCAGCCTGGAAAGTCAGCTCGCGTCTGAAACCACTTCTCTAGAAGCTCCCCTGCGTCCTCAAGCATCGGGCCAAGACCGCGGAGCCGCCGCATCATCAGCTCCTCATGCTTCCCGCGTTCCTCCCGCTTCGCCTTCTCCACTATGGCGTCCAGGTCGGAGGTGTCGGATGGGGTGGAGAGGGCGCGGTTGATGTCGCACCCTATGGTGGTGCGATCCATTGGAGATAGGCCATCTACGCCGATGAAACGCCACGCCATGCGCAGCACATTCTCCAGCGCCGCGCACCGGGCTTGGGAGGCGGCGACTTCACGCTGGAGAGCCCGCGCATACTCCACCGCCACAAAACCGTTGGTGAGCAAGTAGTGTGCGGCTTGGGTTGAAGTCATGGGCTTGTCCCATGTCAGAATGCCAGACTCACAGCGTTGCCCCGCTTCAAGCTCCGCTATCCTCGCGTCCTTCGTCCCATTGGAGGCTTTCAGGGCGTCGCGCTGATGAATTAATTCATCAAGGCGTTTGTGGAGATGGACGCCCACTTGATGATCCGGTGTGACCAGAATGCCAGCATTATCTAGGCGGTCGTGAGAGCCTTCCCAGTCGAAGCGAATAGGACCAAACTCCACCTTCAGCCCATCCCGCTCGGCTTCGGTGGTCTTGAGCTGCTGGAGGGCTGAGAGGATTTCCGGGATGGAGCTGCGGAGGAAGCTAATCAGTTCCGCATTACCGCTGCCTTCAACATTGGCGCAAACCGGCTCACGCACAATCCAGTCTTCATCTGCCCCGTCAAGCTGTCCAGTTAGCGGCTCTTCTTCGGTGTTGATGGCGAAACCTATCGCACAGTTCGCATCATCACCTGTGAAGCCCCAGGCCCACGGCCCAGGCGTGGCCTTCTTATCTAGCTCCTCAAGCCGCTGGCGCAGGGCGTCCTTGTTGTCAGTCACGACATGTCTCCATCGTCAGCAGCCTCGGTGCGGATGGACCCGCACGATGGGCATTGTTCAGAGTGAGCATCATCGGCAAGCAGCCAGCGATGGCGGCAGGCGTTGCATTCCCACAACCACTGCTGCGGGGCCTTCTTGTCCAACTCTTCAATCCGCTGTCTCAGGGCGTCCTTGTTGTTAGTCATTGGGATCTCCTTCAGGAAATGGATCATCCATTCCGGCACTCTCTTTGAACAACCACATTTGCAGCGCGTTAAACTTACCAGTGTTCGCCGCTGAGGCGGAGGAGCTAGGATCGTGGGGCATGGTCATTCTCCCCTGTACGGGTAAGAAGGATCAAAACTCCCGTACGCCCAATACCCAATCACCTTTCCATTGCGGCCAAGATATTCAATCTCCGCTGCAACATGGTCCCCGGCTGTGCCCACCACTCTAGAGGTGATATTCCCGAATCTCACCCACAGCCATAACTTTCGTAGCCCAAGCATCACAAACCTCCCTTCAAGCGCCGCGAGGCTTGATTCACCAGCCGTTGCAATTTCTTGAAGTTCACACGGCGGCGAAGCTCATTGGCTTGTGCGGCGTAGGCGGCGGCGGCGGCGTAGGCGGCGGCGTAGGCGGCGGCGGAGGCGGCGGCGTAGGCGGCGGCCCAGGCGGCGGCGGAGTTGGCGGCGTAGGCGGCGGCCCAGGCGGCGGCGGAGTTGGCGGCGGCGGTGGAGTTGGCGGCGTAAGCGGCGTAAGCGGCGTTGGCGGCGACGTAGGCCAATTCTTCTTTAGTTGCTTCTCCATTGGCAAAGTCAATCGCTACAAGAATGGCTTTGCGGGAGCGATTGTCAGTCAGCAGATCCCAGGTCACGCGCCCATCGGCTAGCGGCGTATTAGCCGCGCACCAGCAGCCAAACAGACGGTACATCTGGTCATCTTCATAGCCAAGCCGACGCATAAGCCAGATCATCCAGTCGGCGCGCGAGGCGGACTCCCAGGCCTCTTTGAAGGTCTTGTCGCCAACGAAAGCGCGAGCATCTAAGCAAGCGTTTTGGCTAATCAGGTATTGTTTGAAGGTCATTTCATCTCCTTGTTCTGGGTCCGCGTTTCTTGGCGGGCGAGGGCTCTCTTGTATATTTTGCTAAATTTCTCGTAGTTATTCTTAATGAGACCGTAAGGCAAACCGCGGTGAACGATGACGATGTAGTCTTCAGCCTCCTGCAACTGCGCTTCCTTCTCCGCGAGATGTTCCTTGAGTTCTCGAATCTCCCCTAGGGCGTATTCAAGCGTGTGCGAGTTCATGGATCACTCGGGGAAGATGAGGATGATGAAGCGGGTGCAAAGGTAGACCAGGAAGGCTCTCATCTCGGACTCCACGGGGGTAGAAGGGTGAGCTTGATCCGGCACGGCGTCCAGGGCGCGAAGATCGTGCCTAGGACAGCCACGGGCCGACACGCCGGCAGCGGGGGCAGACCACCCGCCACGAGGCGGCGCCCCGGGACTGGTAGCGGTAGTCGCAGCCAGTTAGGAAGCAACGGAGGAAGCGGAGGAGGGCGGTCACTTGAGCACCGGCTCGAACCTGACGATCATGCAACCCTCAGGAAGTCGCCTCAGGTCCCTGCGTGCCGCGCTGAGCTTGGACCGCCATAACAGTAACTCGTCCTCCCTGAAAACGAGGTACACGCGCTTCACGCTCGGAAGGCAAGCGCAGGCCCGGGCGATAGCCAGCCGATTCATGAGCTGTGTCTCCGGATTGCATTGACTCGCCATCAGCTGACCTCCTCGGGTGAGATGTTCAGCGCGGCCAGGAAGGCGCGGTCATAGGGCGTGAGGGAAGGCTCTGACCGGCGTTTGCAGAGGCCAGGAAACACTCTTGGCGGCTCCTCCGGGAAATTGCCGAACAAAGCGTAGTCGAAGAAGGTGCGAGAGAGCTTGAACGGGACGAAAGGCTGCTCTTCCTCATAGTCGCTGTCGTCTAACATGGGCACCTCACACCCCCTTCTCGATGATGATGAGGGTTCCGGCCTTCGATTGGGACTGGCGGACTTTCAGGCCGATGGCATTGGCGATTTCGCGCATGGACTCGAAGCCTGTAGCGCCTTCCAGCTGCACGAGGCGCTTGAAGCGGTGATAGCGCAAGCCTGAGAAGCCGGGAGTGTATTCCCAGTCCGAGCCGGGTTCTTTTGGAGCATCCGCCATCAAGCAAAGCTGTTTCAACTCAAGCATGAAGCAAGCTTCCAGGAACTCCGCCAAGGCACAGCCCAGCCGGTCGAAGCCGTAGCCGTTAATCGTGTAGATCCGTTCGCCGCGATCATAGACGGTCATGGACATGCAGGAACGGCTAGGGATGCACTCAAGGATGGCTGGGCGCGGCTCGGTGCTGGCGTGGTAGCCTTCGCCCGTGATCCAGTGGCGGAGGAAGGTGAAGTCTTTAGACATGGGGAGCCTTCCTTTCTGCCTTGGCGATGATGGCGCGCGCTTGAACAACTTCTGTTGCGTTGCAGGGACAGAGGAGATCCCGATGTTTGAGGCCGTGGGCATTGGCGTCGTTGTCAAGATGGCATTCAAGCGCCCGAAGCGTATTCTTTAGGGCTTCCAGAAGCTCAGGGGCCGCTGCGATCAAATTGCAGTTGCCTTCCACCTCCTCGTCCGACATGGTGCCAGGAACGAGGCAGCAGACATGGGTATTGCGTCCGGCGAAGATGACCGCGTACTTGCGGGCGGGAAGAATGTTCCTGTACCACGGTCCTGGAGTGTGTTTCGTGTTGCAGGGGCTCTGACTCATGGTCGGCCATCCTTTTGTGTTCCAGCATCGGCTGGAGAAACCGGCCTTATCCGGTTTCCTCAAACGATTCAGAGCGTCCACGACCCCGACCGCGACCACGAACACGAACACGACCACGAGCGCGAGCGCGAGCCCGACCGCGAGCGCGAGCCCGACCACGACCACGACCGCGACGACGACCACGACCGCGACCACGACCGCGACGACGACCACGACCGCGACCACGACCGCGACCACGACCGATATTTCTGTTTCATCCCACGCATGTCACTTCCCCTTAGCGAAAGCTTCGATGGAAGCGATACGCACATACAGCGGGCCAGGAATCTTCTGGAGATCCTTCCAGTTCTTATCCGAGAACGAGCCAGTCTCATAAACGATGCCTCCATCTTCGAGGAGCACACAGTCGGAATTCACGCCTGCCAGTGTTCCGGCGTAGAAGTAGTTCATGCAGAAGAGGATGACCTTCTCGCCCAACAAGGCAAGGAGGCCCTCGCCCTCGACTTCCTGGACATTCACGAGCTTTTTCATAAACGCTTCTCCCATTCCAGCATCGGCTGGCGAAAAGGCCCGAAGGCCCTTGCGTCAAGCGATGGGCTACAGCACCTCCACGGAGTCGAGGGTCCGGACCAGGTGGAAGGCCTCGTTGAGCGTGATCCCCATGAGGTCGGCTGTTTCTTGGACCTCACGGGCCAGCTCGGGCCAGGGGCGGTAGGCGCTCGGTCGCGGGAGGGCCAGGGATTGGATCGAGACGGGTGAGAGCATCTTTTCTCCTTTTGGGGCACCGGGTCTCAGGGGTTGCCGGGTGTCGAGTGAAGTTTGGGGTCTGGATCGCTCGTTGTCAAGGGCTAAAATTTCGGGAGTCTGGACTCCAGCATGAGATCGAGGTTCCGCGCCAGAAGCTCCGGAACGGGCTGTTTCCCGGACGCCCAGCGGTAGGCGGTCGACCTGTGGCACCCGGAAAGCTCCACGAGGTGGTCCAGCCATTTGCGGCCCCAAAGCGCGTCGACCGCCTGCCGGAACTGCTCCGCCGTCATCGGTTTTCTAGGCGTCACGGCCCAGCGGCCCAGGCGCAGGGCGCCGTCAACCTCGGACGCCCCCGTGGCGTCGCCGCGCGTGCATGCCAAGGCCTCAATTGCTGAAACGGCCACCCTTGAGACCACGTACCTGCCCTCTGAAGTGAGTGTAAAACGCTCTTGCATGGTGCCTCCTAGTAGCAGGATAGTTAAAATTCTCTCGTTTTCAAGGAAAAATGTGAAGGTGCAGCATGCACAAAATGAGCAAAACGCGAACGGGCTTCTGCGGAGTTGGTGAAAAAGGCGAAGAAAGGACGATAGCGTTAGGATGATTTACGCAGAAAAAACGAAGATGCAAAATGCAATGTAGCATTTTGCTATTTCAAAAATCTAAAAGTTTCCATTTTGCGAAAATACCTCATGAGTCTAGGTAAGCTTCGGCGCTAACTCTGCTAACACTAACCTATTTGGACCCCAATAGATGATGTGTTAAGTGTTGAAAATAGTTCTGATGGCATGGTCATCGTAAATAGCTGACAGGACACGAGTAAACACTAAAACACCTGCTAAGGACAATGGAATTAGGGGTTTGCGAGTTTAAAAAAGTGACTTCACTCGACAGGCTCAACTCTAGAAAAAACACATGTCGCATAATGTACACTGTAGCATAACGCTACAATCCATAAATACCACCTCTCTCTCTCTCTCTCTACTCTACTAACACTACAACAAGGAAAAAGGTCATTTAAAGATATCAAAGAACTTAAACCCTCCAAAGGTGTTGGTCAGGAGGTCCCAGTGTAGTCCCAGTGTAGTTTTGGTCGCAGAAAACCCGCGTCGTTGCTGGGATCGCGCTCCGAACCCTACAGATCACGCCATCCTTCACCCTTGATCCACGTTCCGGCATGCCCCATGCTTGGGCCATGGTCGACCGTCGAGACACGCCACCCTCGGAGCCCCCGGCGCAGCGTGGCGTCCCGGTCACGGACCTTCGACCGCCTCCTGAAGTGCTGGAGCCCAAGGACGACAGGCCCGACAGCTCGCGCGCCCTGGACAAGGCCGCCAAGCTGCTGCTGGAGTCGCTCAAGAACCTGAGCGCCCACCAGCTGGACGGGATCCCCATTGCCACGCGCTTGGCGCTTGCCGCGAAGCTCGAGCTGGCGGTCCAGGCCCGGAAGCAGACGGACCTGGGCAAACGTAGCTTGGACATGACGGAGCGGGAGCTGGACGCCCAGATCGAGCGGCGCGTGGCCCTTCTCAGGCCCTCCGTGGCCTCGTGACGCGGCTCCTGGACGAGAAGGCCGAGCTGCTGGAGCTGCTGAACGCCCGGCTTCGGGCCGAGATCCTGAAGTGTGTTGATGATCCGCTCAGGTTCGCGGAGCTGGCCTTCCCGTGGGGCGAGGGCGAGCTGAGCGCCTGGGGCGGGCCCAACGAGTGGCAGCGGGAGGTCCTGGAGTCCGTGCGCGACGGCCTGAGCTGGGAGGCCGCGTACCAGGACGCGACGGCCTCGGGCCATGGCGTCGGCAAGTCCGCGCTGTTGGCCATCCTCATCCTCTGGGCGATGCTGGACCCGAACTGTCGCGGGACGGTCACCGCGAACACGGGCGAGCAGCTGCGGACCAAGACCTGGCCGGAACTGAGCAAGTGGTACCGGCTGTGCCGGGTCAGCGACTTGTGGGAACTGACGGCCACGACGCTCAAGACCCGAAACCCGGAGTGCCGGGGCCGCGTGGACGCGGTCACGTGGTCTGAAGAGAACCCGGCCGCCTTCGCCGGCCTCCACAACGTGGGCTCGCGGATCATCCTCGTCATGGACGAAGCGTCCGAGATCGCGCCGGTGATCTGGGAGACCGCCGAGGGTGCACTGACGGATGCCGGGACGCAGATCCTGTGGTTCGCCTTCGGGAACCGGACCCAGCCGGTCGGGCGCTTCAACGATTGTTTTGGCAGGTTCAGGGCTCGTTGGCGCGTTCGTTGCATCGACTCCCGGACGGTGCCCCAGTCTAACAAGGCGAAGATCGCCCAGTGGGCTGAGGACTATGGCGAGGACTCCGACTTCTTCCGGGTCCGCGTCCTGGGCCTGGCGCCCGCCGTCGCCGCGCAGGCGCTTATCGGCCCCGAGGAAGTGGAAGTGGCCTTCAACCGCGTCTATAAGGGCCCTGAGTTCGAGTTCGCGGCGATCATCCTGGGAGTCGACGTCGCCCGGCAAGGGGATGACGAAACCGTGATCTATGCGCGGCAGGGCCTCCAGGCGCGGCCTCCGAAGTGCCTCAGGGTCCCGGACTGCACGCTCGTCGCCGCGCACGTGGCGCAGGTGAAGCTGGAGGTCGACGCCAACGCGCTCATGGTCGACGGGACGGGGGGCTACGGCGCGGGCGTCGTGGACTGCCTGCGCTCGACGGGCCACACGGTGACGGAGGTCCAGTTCGCCGGGCGGCCCAATGACCCGCGCTACTTCAACAAGCGTTCTGAAATGTGGATGCTGATGCGGAATTGGATAAAATCGGGCGGGGCGATCCCCCGCGATGAGGCTTTGAAGGAGGAACTGTGCGCCGCGACCTACCAGTTCCGGGGCGACAAGTTCCAACTTTGCGAGAAGCAGGACGTGAAGGACGTCATCGGGAGGTCCCCGGATCGGGCGGACGCCCTGGCGCTGACCTTCGCGATGCCGGTTGCCAACCGCCTGTTTGAGGCCCATGATTTGCTTGGGCGCGAAACGCGTGCCAAGTACGACGTCGACCGCGACCCGTTCAACTAGGAGGCCTTGCCGTGTGCACCTCGACCCCGAGCCTTCCGCCCGCGATGGCGCCGCCCCCTCCGCCCGCGCCGAACGACCCGTCCGTGCAGGCCCAGCTCGACGCCGAGCGCCGTCGGCAGGCGGCCGCGCGGTTCCAGACCCTCCTGACCTCGGGTCAGGGCGCCGGGACGGCGGGGCAGCAGGCCCCGAATCCGCAGCCGCCCAAGACCTTGATCGGGGCGTGACGTGGCCCAGGCCCTGAAGCCCAAGTTCGATCCCGCGAACGTGCCGACCCGGCAGCGCCTGAACCGGCGGCTGTCCCTCATGCGCGCCGAGCGGTCCACGTGGGAGCAGCATTGGAAGGAGCTGGGCGACAACCTCATGCCCCGGGACGCGCGGTTCTATGCGACGGACCGGAACAAGGGTGTGAAGAAGAACGGCCTGATCATCGACTCCACGGGGCCGTTGGCCCTTCGCGTCCTGGCCTCAGGCCTGATGGGCGGCGTGACGAGCCCCAGCCGCCAGTGGTTCACGCTCCGCGCGATGGACCCGGACCTCAACGAGCAGTCCAACGTCAAGCTGTGGCTGGACCAGGCGCGGGTGCGGATGGCCGAGGTTTTCCTGCGCTCGAACCTCTACACCGTGCTCCCGGCCGTGTACCAGGAGCTGGGCGCCTTCGGCACCTCGGCCTTCGCCGTGGAGGAGGACGCCAAGGACGTCATCCGCTGCAAGCATTTCCCGCTGGGGTCCTACTCCATCGCGGGGTCCGCGCGCGGCGTGGTTGACGCCTTCGCCCGCGAGTACCAGATGACCGTGGCGACGCTGGTGCAAAAGTTCGGCTACGAGCGGATGCCCAAGTACGTCCGGGACCTCTACGAGCGGCGCCAGTTCGATACGTGGATCGACGTTGTCCACTTCGTAGAGCCCAGCGACGGGGCGTCGCCCGTTGCCGCCGAGGCCAAGGGCAAGCTCTTCGTCTCCACGTACTACCTCTGGGGCGGCGGCGAGCAGCAGCAGTCCTCGCCGGTGGCGGAAAGCGAGGCGGTGGTCTCGCAGCGCGGGTTCGAGGAGTTCCCGGTCATCGTGCCCCGCTGGACGGTCGTGGGCGAGGATGTCTACGGTTCAGACTGCCCAGGCATGCTGTGCCTGGGCGACATCAAGCAGTTGCAGCTGGAGCAGAAGAAGAAGCTCCAGGCCATCGGCAAGATGGTCAACCCGCCCGTTCAGGCCCCGGCGTCCCTGAAGCAGCAGCGGATCTCGCTCTTGGAGGGCGACATCACCTACTACGACTCGGCGAACGGCGCAGTCCAAAAGGTCGAGCCGGTCTACGCCGTGGACTTCAGGATTTCGGAGCTGGCGGAGGACATCCGGGAGTGCCAGGAGCGGATCAAGCGGACGTTCTTCGAGGACATGTTCCTCATGCTGGACAACTTGGAGACCAAGCAGCCGATCACTGCGGCCGAGGTCGCCGAGCGCAAGGAGGAGAAGCTCCTCCAGCTGGGCCCGGCACTTCAGCGCCTGAACGACGAGCTGTTGGACCCGCTCATCCGGCGCACCTTCGGCATCATGCTCCGCTCGGGTGTCCTTCCCCCGTTGCCGCCCGAGTTGAACGGCCAGCGGCTCAGCGTCGAGTACGAGTCGATCCTGGCCCAGGCGGTGAAGCTCACCCAGGTCGCGGGCATCCAACAGCTGACGGCCTATGCCGGCAGCCTCGTGTCGGCGGACCCGGGCATCCTGGACAACGTGGACCTCGACGAGGCGGTCCAGGCCTTCGCCGACGCCATCGGCGTGCCGCCCAAGCTCATCCGCGACGCGACGCAGGTCGCCAAGCTCCGCGCCAGCCGCGAGCAGCAGCAGCGCCAGCAGCAGATGCTGGCCAACGCCCAGAACGCCGCCCAGGTGGCGCAGACGCTGTCCCAGACCCCCACCGACAGCCCCTCGGCCCTGACGGCCATGGGCCAGGCGATCCGGGGCGCCAATGCCTGAGCCCGAGGAACCGCAGCCGAACTCCGTCGATGAGCGGCAGCTCGCAAGCAAGAAGCGTGCCATCAAGGCCGCCGAGGTGCAGGAGAAGCTCTACATGCAGCAGGTGCTGGCCACGCGGGAGGGCCGGGCGGTCCTGTGGGCCATCCTCATCGAGGCCGGGGTCTACCACATCTCCTTTGACGCCAGCAACCCGCACGTGACGTCCTTCAACGAGGGGCGCCGCAACGTGGGCAATCGACTCTTGGCACGGATCAGGCTTGCATCAAGCGAGAAACTTGCCATCATGGAGCAAGAGGCCCAAAAAGCCCAGGAGGACATGAATGCCTGACCCAGCCTCGGCAGTCGCAGACCCCACGGCCGCCCCTCCGGCGACTCCCACCCTGACGACCCCTCCTGCCGACCCGGCGACGCTCTCCGCGCCTCCGGCGACTGACCCCAATACCGCCGCCCCGAAGCCCCCTTCCGAGACCTTGACCGAGGCTCCGAAGCCCGAGGGCGCGCCGGAGAAGTACGAGTTCAAGCTTCCTGACGGTCTCAAGCTCGACGAGGGCCTCGCGGCCAAGTTCGAGCCCGTGGCCAAGGAGCTGAACCTCACCAACGCCCAGGCCCAGAAGCTGGCCGACGCCTTCGCCGCCCACCAGTTGGACCAGGCCAAGGCCCAGACGGCCGCCTACACCCAGCAGCTGACCGACTGGGTGAAGGCCGTTAGCGCCGACCCCGAGATCGGGGGCCCTGGCGACCCGCGGGAGCTGCCCTCCGTCAAGAACGCCCAGGCCGCCGTCGCCCGCTTCGCGAGCCCGGCCCTGAAGACCTACCTGGAGCAGACTGGCATCGGCAGCCACCCCGAGTTCGTGCGGACCTTCGCCGCCATCGGCAAGCTGCTGTCCGAGGACGCTTTCCACGCCGTGGGCCGCAAGCCCGAAGCGCCGAAGTCGCCCGCCGCCGTCCTCTGGCCCGACAAGAATTGACCCCAAACCCTTTGCCCATGGAGCCTTGAATGGCCACCCTTCCCTCCCCGACCGGCTCGACCACGCTGCTCGACTTCGCCAAGTCCATCAATCCGGACGGCAGCGTCGCGACCGTCGTCGAACTCCTGAACCAGACGAACGAGATCCTGATGGACATGCAGTGGATCGAGGGCAACCTGCCCACGGGCCATCGCACGACCATCCGCACCGGCCTGCCCGCCACCACCTGGCGCCAGTTGTACCAGGGCGTCCAGCCCTCCAAGAGCGTCCGCGCCCAGGTGGACGACGCTGTGGGCATGCTGGAAGCCCGCTCCGAGGTCGACAAGGACTTCGCGAACCTCAACGGCAACACCAGCGAGTTCCGCCTCTCCGAGGCCCGGAGCTTCCTGGAGGCCATGAACCAGGCCTTCCTGTCCACTCTGTTCTACGGCGACTCGTCCGTGAACAAGGAGCGCTTCACCGGCCTCAGCGCCCGCTACAACCTCTCCACGGCCGTGAACGGCCAGAACATCATCAAGATGGGCGGCTCTGCGAACGCGAACTGCTCGATCTGGCTGGTGGGCTGGGGGTCCGAGACCTGCACCGGCATCTTCCCCAAGGGCTCCAACTCGGGCATCACGCACGAGGACCTGGGCGAGATCGACGCCTTCGACTCCAACAACTACCGCTTCCGCGCCTTCGCCGACCACTGGCAGTGGAAGTGTGGCATCAGCCTCCGTGACTGGCGCTACGTCATCCGCATCTGCAACATCGATGCGGCGGCCCTCGTGGCCGACACCGCCGGCACGTCCGTGAAGATCATCGAGGCGATGATCAAGGCCCGCATGCGCATCCCCGCACTCGGCCTCTGCAAGCCTGCCTTCTACGTCAACCGCACGGTGAAGGAGATGCTGGAGATCCAGGCCATGAACAAGAGCCAGAACGCCCTGCGTCTGGCCGAGGGCATGGACCAGTTCGAGACGCAGCTCTACGGCATCCCCGTCCGGCTGTGCGACCAGCTCCTCACCACAGAATCCAACGTCGCCTAGGAGAACCCCATGATCACCGACAAGAACCTCCAGTTCGCCTCGGCGCAGAGCATCGCGACGGCCGTGGGCGACGTGGTGTCCACGAACATCCTGGACACCCAGGCCGCGCAGGACGAGGGCGTCGGTAACGCCCGCTTCCAGTTCGTGTGGGACATCACGACCATCCCCACCTCCGCCGGCGCCGCGACCATCCAGTTCGTCATCCAGACCTCGGCGGACAACTCCACCTGGGTCGATGCCGCGCTGTCCCCCGCCTACGCCTACAACGCCGCGCCGGTCAACGCCGTCGGCCAGGCCTGCGTGCAGTCCTCGGAGCCCGGCTTCCTGCGCTACCTGCGCACGGTCGTCCGCATCGGGGGCGCCACCACCACCGCCGGGAACGTGAACTCCTACGCCGTCCTGGACGCGCAGCGCTACCAGTTCGGCAAGTCCGGCTTCGTCGTCACCTAGGAGGCCTGAGATGCCCCAGTATGTGAAAGCGCTCCAGCAGGGTCATTACCTCATCATCCGCGAGGAGGGGGACGTGTTCGAGGTGCCCGACGACTTCGTCGGCGCCGAGGGCCCAGGTTCCCTCCCCACGTGGGTGAAGGCCGCCAAGACCCCCGCGGTCGAGGAAGAGTAGCCCCAAGAACCCCGTCAGTTAGGAGTCCCCCGTGGCGACCCAGGTCCAGATTTGCAACTTGGCCTTGGGTCGCGTCGGGAAGACCATTCCCATCGCCTCCATGACCGAACCCTCGGCGGAGGCGGCTTTGCTGTCTCAGCTCTGGGACATTGGCCGTCAGTTCGTGCTGCGGGAGTGCCGGTGGCCCTTCGCCACGCGGCGCGCCTTCCTGACGCTCACCTCGCAGGTTGCCGACAACTGGGCCTACGTCTACGCCTTCCCGACCGACTGCCTCTACATGGGTGAGGTGGTGGTCCCTGGCAGCGTGCTAGCGTCGCCGTTCTCCAGCTCCATCAACATTCCCGGGTACCTCTTCAACCCGGCCGCGCCCAACAACGCCCAGCGCATCCCGTTCCAGGTGGCCTACGACCCCGTCGGCGGTACGCGGGTGCTTTACTGCAACATCAATCCGTGCGAGGTCAGCTACATCACGGACGTCGCAGACCCGCAGCAGTTCGACCCGCTCTTCGCGTCGGCGCTCGCCTTCTGGCTCGCCTCTGAACTGGCTCTGTCGCTGGTGAACAACCCGCAGATGGGCGAGAAGATGCGCAACGCCTACTATGGTGAGGCCTCGTCGGCGGTCGCCCGCGCGCTGTCCGAGGGCACGGAGTACCAGGAGCCCGACTCCCAGTTCGTGGCGGTCCGGCAGTGACTCAGAACCTCGTCCAGCCCTCGCTGTCCGGCGGCGAGCTGGCCCCGGCCCTGTACGGGCACGTGGACCTTCAGCGCTACGGCATCAGCCTCGCGCTCTGCCGCAACTGGATCGTGAACCTCGGCGGCGGCCTCAAGAACCGCGCCGGCCTCCGCTATACCGGCACCTGCGCGTCCTCGACGAAACGGAGCCGCCTGGTGCCGTTCCAGTTCTCCTCGACCCAGTCCTACGTGCTGGAGTTCGGGGACTACACGATGAAGGTCTACCGCGCCGGGGCGCCGATCAACACCACCATTGCCGTGACGGCGGCGGCGTTGGGGACGGGCGATGGTGCTACGACCACCTTCACCATCGTGGAGCCGACGGTTCCGACCGTGACGGCCGTCTACCGCAACGACTGGCAGGGGAACCAGCTCCTCTACCCGACGCCGCGGTATAACGGGACCTATTGGTCGGAGTCGCCCCACAATTGGGCCGGCACGACCGGCATCTCCTACGTGACCGGCGCCATCGCGGGCCCGCGGCCCGGGTCGCTCGCCGACTCAATTTCGTACAACGGTTCGGGGACCGTTAACGCCTTCCGCGTGCTCTTCCCCAACGCCAATGTGGGCGCCGGGCCCGCTACGGCCTCCATCTGGCTCAAGGCCGGGAGTGCTACGACCGTCGTCCTTCAGGATGGGCTCGGCAACAGCGTCACCTGCAACCTCACGACGACGTGGCAGCGCTTCAGCCTCTCGGCCGTGGTCGCGAGCTACTACAACCTGCTCCTCTACCAGCCGTTGGGCGTGAACACGGCTTTCACGATCTATGCCGATTGCTACCAGGTCGAACGAGGTTCCGTCGCCACGGCCTACCTTCCGGCCACAGGGCCGTTTGGGTCCAGCGGTGCCGCCTCCGTCACGGACTACACCGTCTCCGGCTATGTCGTGAGCTTCGGCGAGGTGCCGCTCTCCGGCGCGGCGCTCACGTGGACCGGCACCTACCCCACGACCGGGGGCCTCGTGGTGACGACGCCCTACGCGGCGGCCGACCTGCCGCTGCTGCGGTGGGCCCAGTCGAACGACGTGCTCACGGTCGTGCACCCGAGCTACCCACCCCAGCAGGTGAAGCGCCTCGCGGAGTCCTCGTGGACGATGACGCCGCAGGTCTTCAACGTGGGGCCGTTCGATTCCCTCAATGTGGACAAGACGAAGACCATCAACTTCAGCGGGTCGGATGGCGCCATCACGATCACGGCGTCGTCGCCGATCTTCACTGCGGACAAGGTCGGGCTCCTCTTCTACGTGCAGCAGATTCTCAATCCCACCCCTTGGTCCCAGGCCCAGGTCATCGGCTCCGCGGGCCTCATTCGGCGCTCCGACGGCAAGAACTACCGCGCCCTGAACTCTGGCACCACGGGCACCGTGCAGCCGCTTCAGACTGACGGCAAGTGGGATGACGGCGGCGTGTCGTGGCAGTTCATGGATCAGGGGTTCGGCTGCGCGCGAATCTCGACCGTTTCCGGTGACGCCTTCTCGGCACAGGCCGTGGTCACGAGTCACATTCCCGACAACTGCGTCGTGACAGCCGGAAGCACGCTGACCATCTCAGCCGTCTCTCAATTCCTTTTGTCGAACCAAGCCGCATTCAACGTGACGGCGCATGGCTTCTCCATCGGAACGACCGTCAGCTGGGTCATCGTCTTCAAGGATAACAACGGGGTCAACCAGACGAGCACCGGCAGCGCCGTGATCAGCCAGATCATCGACGCCAACAACTTCCTCGTTCCGAACCTGTTCACGGACCTTTTCCCCAACGCCCAGTACGTGTTGGGTGTGGGCCTCGTGATCGTCAGCGCGACGCTCAACAACTACGTGCAGGCGTCCTACCGCTGGGCCTTTGGCGCGTGGAACAACTCCAACGGCTACCCGCAGTCGGTGACGTATCACCAGCAGCGTCTCACCTTCGCGGGGTCCCCGAAGTACCCGCAGACCGTGTGGATGAGCCGTACGAACGCCTTCGGCGATTTCAGCCAGTCCAGTCCGCTTGTGGACGACGATTCGCTCACCTTCTCCTTCGCCTCCGGCCGCCAGGACCCGATCCAGGGCATGATGCCGCTGGGCCAGCTCCTGGCCTTCACCTCCAACAACGCTTGGGTCGTGGGCAACTCGGCCCAGAACGCGCTCACGCCAGGCAACATCTCGGCCCGCGTGCAGGGGTTCAACGGCGCGTCGGCCCTGCCTATTCTTCCCGTGGACAGCGCGGTCCTCTTCGTGCAGTCGAAGGGCACCATCGTGCGGGGCATGGGCTACAGCTACCAGTACGCCTACGATAACTACGCGCCTTCGACGAACCTCTCGATCCACGCTGAGCACCTCTTCAACGGCTTTCAGATCCAGGAGTGGGCGTTTCAGCAGGTGCCATTCTCGTGCGTCTGGTGCGTGCGGAGCGACGGCGAGCTACTGGGTTTCACCTACAACCAGGAGCAGCAGGTCACGGCGTGGCACCGGCACGACACGCAGAACGGCCTGTTCGAGTCCGCGTGCGTGATCTCGGAGGGAGGCGAGGATGTCCTCTACGTCATCGTCAACCGCACGATCAACGGCGCCCCGGCGCGGTACGTGGAGCGGATGGACACGCGCACCATCGCGAGCAACCTGGACGGGTTCTTCGTGGACTGCGGGCTCTCTTTCGACGGCCGCAACACGACGGCCCAGACGGTGACGCTGACGGGCGGCACGGCCTGGAACCAGACGGAACACATCACGATCAATTCGTCGGCGCAACTCTTCAACTCCCCGAAGGCGCTGGTCGGGGACCAGATCGGGTTCATCCTGGCCGACGGCTCCTACCTCCGGCTCACCATCGACACCATCACGAGCAATACGCAGGCGACCGGCATCCCATCGAAGCTGGTGCCAGTGGCCTACCGCAGCGGCGCGCGGGCTGATTGGTTCTGGGCGACGGCCAACTACTCCGGCCTCACGCAGCTGGCAAACCAGCCCGTCGTTGCGCTTGCCGACGGCAACGCCATGATCTCTCAAGGGCTCACGGTCAGCTCTGGCGGCGCGGTGACGCTGCCACGACCCGCATTCCGCGTGCACATCGGGCTTCAGATCATCGCCGACATCCAGACGCTCGGCGTGGCTTTCGGGCCGCCGGACCAGGGCATCGAGCGGGTGAAGGCCATCAACGCTGTGCGCCTCATGGTGAACACCTCAACCGCCCTCTTCGCGGGGCGCGACCCCAGTCACCTCTTCCAGCAGAAGTTCCGGAGCTTCGAGGCCTACGACTCCTCGGATGCGATGACGACGGGCATCGAGCCCATCACCATCACGACGAGTTGGGGGACGGACGGCACCATCTTCATCCGCAACGTGAACCCGCTCCAGGCGAACATCTCCGCCATCGTGCCGGAAGTCTCCATCGGGGGTTCCAGTGGCTGAGTTCCGTTGGGCGCCGACCACTCCCGACGATGCCGCCGCCGTGGCGGCCCGGGCGCGACGTGCTGACGTCGACGAGCTGTGGGCTGCCTCCCTCATGACCCCGGCCGAGGCGATCCGTGCCGGGCAGCGCTTGTCACCTGAAACCCTGACCGGGTTCGTCAACGAGGTCCCGGTCTGCATCTTTGGGGTCGCCCGACCGTCGCTCACCTCCGACCTGGGCGTGCCGTGGATGGTTGGCACGGAGGACCTGGGCTTCCATGCAAAGGGCTTCCTTCGCGGGAGCCGTGAGGTCATCAAGGCCATGGTCGCCAAGCACGCGATGCTGGCCAACTTCGTCGACGCGCGGAACGCGAAGGCCCTAAACTGGTTGAGGTGGCTCGGATTTTGCGTCGAGGCGCCCATTCCCTACGGCCCGTTCCAGCTCCCCTTCCATCCCTTCTTCCTGACGAGGCCCTGACCCGTGTGCACCCCGGCCGCCATCCCCATCGTCACGACCCTCATCGCGACGGGCGTGACCGTCGCAGCCCAGCAGCAGAGCACTCAATTCCAGGAGGCCGTGGCGGACCGCGACGCGGCCCAGGCCAACCTTAAGGCGCAGGATGCCGTCGCCCGCGGGCAGCTCGCCGAGGACGTGCAGCGCAACCGCGTGCGGGCCATTGAGGGCAGCCAGCGGGCGGCCATCGGCGGCTCGGGCGTCCAGGCCGACAGCGGCACGACCGGCAGCGTGCTCTCCCAGACGGCTCAGCTCGGGGAGCAGGACGCGCGGACCATCCGCACCAACGCCATGCGCGAGGCCTGGGGCTACAAGTCGCAGGCCTCCAACTTCCAGCTCCAGGGCCAGCTGGCCGGCATCCAGGGTCAGAACGAGACCCTGGGGTCCCTGATCACCGGGGGCGCGCGGGCCTACGGCATCTACGCCCAGCAGAACCCTCCGACCATCCACTGAGGACCCATGGCCGAACCCCTCTACTCCGAACCCCAGGTCACGCCGCAGGCGGCGCCGAGCGGCTATGTGCAGGCCTCTGCGACCCCGGAGACCTTCGGCGCGGGCGTGGGGCAGTCGATTCAGGGCCTTGGGGACGTGTTGGAGCGCGCGCAGGAGGAGGCGAAGAACATTCGGGTCAACGATCAGGTGAACCAGCTGACCGAGAAGTCGCTGGACCTCGCCTACGGCAAGGACGGCTACCGGAACATCCTGGGGGGCAACGTCCTCAAGACCCCGAACGGGAAGCCGCTGACGGAGGACTACTCGCAGCGCTTCGAGGACTTCGCGTCGCAGGCCCGGGCGCAGCTCTCCACGCCCCAGCAGCAGGCCCTATTTGACCGGCGCGCCATCCTGATCCGCAAGAACTACATGCGCGGGCTGGAGGGCCACGAGCAGCAGCAGGTCCACGCCTTCGCCGACGAGACGGACAAGGGGACTATCAACACGCAGGCTGATGCGGCCGTCAAGATGTGGAACGACCCGGCCTATACCGACACGGCGGTCGCCGCCTCTGACGCCGCCTGGGCCTCCTACGGCCAGCGGAACGGCCTCCCCGCGAACCAGGTGCAGGAACTCCAGCAGCAGAGCCGCAGCACCATGTACACGAAGGTGCTTCAGGCTGCGCTCGATGGCGGCGATACGACCTACGCCGAGAGCTACTTCAAGCACTTCGGGTCCGACATGACGGGCGAAGACGCAATGAAGGCCGGGGTGCTGATCAACGGGAAGGCTGGGGACAACCTCGCCTTCTCCGCCACGCAACATGCCTACCAGGATGCGGTGAACGCCCGGAAGGCGCAGGGCGACCCTGGCGCTGCATTGATCAAGGCCGTGCAGGACGTGGAGTCCGGCGGCAACCCTGACGCCGTGTCGCCCAAGGGCGCCAAGGGCCTCATGCAGGTGATGGACGCGACGAACGGCAACCCCGGCTTCGGCGTGACTCCGGCCAAGGACGACAGCCCGCAGGAGCGGGCCCGCGTCGGTCGCGACTACCTCGGGGCGATGATCTCGCGTTACGGTGGCGACCTCCAGAAGGGGCTCGCGGCCTACAATGCCGGGCCCGGTGCCGTCGATGAGGCCCTGAAGGAGTCCTCTAAGGATGTGAACCAGGGGATGAAGAACCCCGACGGGACGGCGAAGACCTGGATGGACTACCTGCCTGACGAGACCAAGGCCTACGTGCCGAGCGTCATGTCGAAGCTCGACAAGTACGGCAACTCCGGTCCGGCTCCGCTGCCCTCCATGGATGAGTTCACCTCGTCGGCGATCCAGTACGCGACGCAGCAGAACGGCGGCCCGTTGAACCCCACGCAGATGCACAAGGTGATGACGAACTCGGAGCAGACCTATGCGAAGCTCCAGCAGGACCAGAAGCAGCAGGGCACGCAGGCGCTGAACGATGCGATGAAGATGGTGTCTCAGGGCGCGACCTTTGACTCGCTGCCGACGGCCGTGAAGAGCGCCGTGCCCGGTGACGACCTGCCGCGGCTCAAGGAGTTCTCCGACAAGCTCCAACTGGGCACGCCGATCAAGACGGACCTGGACCTCTACCAGCGGCTCACGACCGACCACTCGCTGCTGACGCAGATGAGCGATCAGGAGTTCAGCACCTTGAAGCTGAAGCTCTCGGCCTCGGACTTCGAGCACTTCGCCAACGAACGCGCCGCCCTCCAGAACGGCACGGGCGCCAAGGGCCCCGGCAACCTGAACAACGCCTTCGTCACCAAGACCGTGGACCTGATGGTCTCGCAGCTCGGGCTGCCCACTCGGCCCAAGCAGGGGTCCGAGCAAGCCGGGCAGGTGGGTGCCATTCGCCAGGCGATCAACGCCGAGCTGCTCTACGAGCAGAAGACCAATGCCAAGCAGTTCAACGACGATGAGCTTCAGGGCCGGATCGCCTCGATGTTCCAGCTCCAGGGCACCGTGCACAACATGATCTTCCCGAACACGCAGGGGTCGCTCATGAACGTGCGGAAGCGCGACATTCCTGATGCCGACCTCGCGGCCCTCCAGAGCGACTTCAAGGGTCGTGGCATCGTGCCCTCCGACCGCGACCTCGTGGAGTCCTACCTCGAACTGAAGCTGCGGCAGGCCGGGAGCAAGAAGTGAGCCAGCCCCTTCAGAACCCTCCGGGAGATCCCGTCTCCGACGCCGTCTCGGCCTACCTCAACCGGCCGAAGGTGGACCCCGTGAAGGCGGGGGTCGTGCCGGTGCTGGGGCAGGACCCGGACTATGAGGCGAAGATGCAGGGGCTCGCCAAGGAACTGGGCATCCCCACGCTCGCCGTGAAGGGCGCGCCGCAGCAGGCGGCCCAGCAGGCTCAAGTCCAGAAGATGGGCCTCGATACCCTGAGCCAGCAGTTCCCGGCAACGGCCAAGTTCCTCTCCAACCAGGACAACGCGGCGGTGGCCCACGACGATGTGGACAACCTCAAGGCCATGGAGATCACGCTCTCCGACGGCTCGCGGCAGCTCATCGACGTGGGCTCCGTCCACCCCGACCAGCGGTCTGCGATCACGCGGTTTCTCCAGGAGAAGCTGCTGCCCACGCTCCAGGGCTTCCCAGTCACGCGCGCGGCCATCGGCACATTGGGCGGGACAGTCGGCATGGGCGGCGACATCGCCTCCTTCGCCGGGCTCCACGGGCCCGACAGCGGCCCCAACGCACTCCAGCGGTTCCAGCGGCGTCTCGACCCCTCCGTCACCGGTGCCGACACGATAATGGGCAGCCGCCACCTGCCTTTCGACACCATCGCTCAGAACCTCGGCCCGCTGCTCCCGACCCTCGGGGTCGGTGCCGCCACCTCCACCACCGCGCGGGTCCTGGGCGCCTCCGAGCGCACGGCGAACTTCCTGGCCGCAGGAACCACGGGTGCCGCCTTCACGGCCCAACAGGGCGGTCAGGCCTTTGAGCAAGCGCTCGCCGAGGGCAAGACGCCGGACCAGGCGCGGACCGTCGCGGACCGCGTGGCCCTCATCAACGCCCCGGCCAACATCGGCCTGGGCGCGCTGTCCAGCGCAGAGCGCTTCCGGGCCCTCGGCCCGCTGGCGCCGGCGGCCCTCGGCGCGGCCCAGGGCGCGTCGGCCCAGGTGGGGCAGAACTACCTGGAGGGGCAGCCCCTGACGCAGAACCTCCTGGGCGCCACGACTCAGGGTTCGGCCTTCATGCTCGGCCTCCACGGGGCCTTTGAGACGGTCGGCGGCGTTCAGGCCGCGCGCGACGCCTCCGAGCTGGCGCGAGAGTCCAAGCTCCGCCAGCGGTCCCCGGACAAGTATGCCGAGGCCGTGCAGGGTGCGGTCGCGGGCACGACGGCCGAGAGCGTGCGCGTGCCGGTGGACGAATTCAACAAGGTCTTTGCCCAGGGCGGCAAGGACCCCGAGCAGGTGGCGAACGCGCTGGGCGCGACGAACTACGCCGAGGCCAAGTTGGCTGGTACGGACGTGCTGCTGCCGACTGGCGAGTACTTCGCTAAGGTGGCCGCCACGCCAGAGGGGAAGGCGCTGGAGCAGCACCTGCGTTTTGCGCCCGAGGCCCTGACGGAGTCGGAACTCCAGACCTACATGCAGCAGGCGCCGGAGGAGCAGGCGAAGCTGAAGGCCGAGGGCCAGAAGCTGGCGGAGCCCGACGCCCGCGCGACGGCCGTGCAACGCATCGCCGAGGATACCCAAGGTCAGCTGGAGGGCGCGGGCTTCGACCCGTCGGTGGCGCGGACCTACGCCCAGCTCCACTCGAACGCCATGGCGAACCTGGCCGAGCGGTCCGGGATGGACCCGCTGGAGCTTCAGCGCCGCTTCCCGCTCACCGTCTCCCGCGGCGGCGCGGAGGAGGGTGTTCCACGTGGAACGGAGCCCGCCGAGGTCGCGCCCGTGGAGCGCCGCTCCGTGGGGGATCGCGCCGCCCAGATCCGGGACCTGATCACCAAGCGCAAGGCCGGGGCCATCACGCCGGAGGAGGGCGAACTGCTCCACGACCTGAACGAGCGCGAGCGCGTCCAGGCGAAGGTGGGTGGCTCCGACATGCCCGGCGTCTCGAACACCACGGCCTACGCCGACGCCCGCGCCGCCGGAGACCTCAAGTCGACTCAAGTGTTCGCGGACCTCGACGACTTCAAGCGGGTGAACGACACCTTCGGCCACGCGGCGGGGGACGACGCGATCCATGCCTTCGGCAAGTCGCTCGTGGAGCATTTCGGAGAGGGCAACGTCTTCCACCGCGGCGGCGACGAGTTCGTCGCGCAGCAC